CATCACAGTATTATTTAAACACTTACTCTAAACCTTTAATAGTGGAGAACCGTATTAAAACTTACGGTTTATACCAAAGGAACAGAGTGAAGGATAGTATCCTGTGCTTTGTCACCTTCAATTCTATTGTTATTGATATAATCCATAGTGTTAGAATTGAAAAAATCAATACCAATACTATAACGTGCTTTCTCTACAGGTGCAACATAATGTTCTACCCAAGACGGAAACATAGTCAATCTGCCAGGAAGATTTTGTGCCTTCCAAGATCCATAATAAGATGTTAGGTGTGGAATTATGTACTCAGTTACAGTGTCATTGCATAGTGCAATGTTAGCACTGAGATATGTGTTCTCATGATATGCATGACAGTGTTGTGTCACTGCCTCTCCTGATGTGAGTGCGACTGCCCACCCTCTAATCCAAACTTCTTCTTTTGGTAGATCAAGTGCTGCCATGTAAGAAGAATATACTTCAGCAAGTTCTTCTTTTAATTTTTGTATGACGGGATACTCCCACTTAAAAATATTATAGTCTTCCCAAACTTGTCGATACAATCCTAAATTATTTTCTTCAATAGCATAAACCAAATCTGGAATGATATCTTCAGAGATATCATCTAACCATATAGGCACATCAAAAGTGGGAGCAAACGGTGTGTTCGCTTCCCACGATTTCCATCTATGCAATTGTCCATCATGACTTTCTGTCTTACAGAATGCACTGTCTAAGACATTATCAACATCATTCAGCATTTACTTTCTTACGACCAATATTATATTTGCTCTCAAGCGTCCACTCACCTTTCTCTTTGTAAGAGAGAACTTTGATTTGATTTAGAGGAGCAAGATCAGAGATCTTTTCAAGATTAATATCAGAAATAGAAACAAGACCCCAATCAACTAGGAGTTGGATAATTCTATTACGACGTTGTAAATCATTCAAAGAGAAGTTAGTCTTCTTGCCATCTAGGGCAAACAACTCTTTAAAATGTACAATATAATACTTGCCCTGTTTGTGCAGGATATGACAAGACTGGTAGATCTTTCTTTCTTTACGTGATGCCACACCAATTCTTGTTAGTGTTTCTCTCACTTTAAGGAAATCATCTGGTTCAGATAGAACCACTTCTACCATGTCCGACTGTTTCCACTGGACTTCAACTTCACCGCTCATGTTTACCACCTTTGCTTAATGCTTTTTTAATATGATCTAGTTGATCCTTGGTGAGAATTCTGAGTGCCTGTAGAGCTTTATCGTCATTATAACCATAATACTCTTTGACTAACTCAAGATAATCAATAGAATCTTTTCGTGCCCAAGGAGAGAAACGTTTCCTTGGTTTCACACTATTTAGCAAAAAGTCATACTGTAACTTCTTTGGCAGGTGAGGATTTTTATTCAACTCATTGACAAAGAGGATAGTATCAGTGAAAGAAGAGAGGCACCTGTTAATAATGTAAGGAGGATACCCTCGCTCAGCATCAGTATCACCATCGAGGATATTCTTCTTAGATTGATTGATGCTGTACAGGTAGTCTTTGAGTTGGTATGTCATTCCAGTGTCTGATTACTCCAGATATAATAAAAGTGTTAGTGACCAAGTAACTAACAAAAATAAGGGTGCGTATGCAAGCAATAGTATCTGCTTCTCGGTCATTTCGTCCATACTTTTCACCAAGTGCTTTGCACCACAGTCTCCATAGTTTAGAACTTCGCATTCACACCCACCACAGTTGCACCAGGATTACGAGCAAGAGCGACCTTGCGAGCGTCTTGGTAGTCTACGGCAATAACTTCTTCTTTGAAGACTGTGCCTGCTTTATAGAGGGTTACTTCACACTTCATAGTTAGTAAGGACTAGTTCTTTGCGGGATGCTTGATCTGTATTATAACTCCCCACGGATCTCATTGTGTAGGTGTGTGCAAATTCTGCTGCTGTCCACCCTTCAAACCTTTCACGAATGAGTTGAGACGAATTATAAGATATGAGTTGAGGACCAACAAACCGATCACACTTGATAGCAAAATGGTCGTGGTTGAACCCGCTATGCATATTCCCCCGCTTTCCATATAGATTACTTCCAATTTCATATGGGGGATCGAGGTAAGTGAATGTCTGCTTGCAATCGCTAAGGAGTTGTTCATAAGAATAGTTTGTAATTTTCCAATTGCCAATCAACGCTTGATAGTCTGTCAACTTCTGAATACCATTAAGTGAAAAATTACTATCACTTGCTTGCTTAGAGAAAGAACTGCTCTCAGTCAGACCACTAAAAGAACACTTATTAACAACATAAAAACTAACAGCTCTATGAATATCCTCAGTCTCAGAGGGGTCTTTTTCCAGATACGCTTTAGCATCCAAGAAAAGTTGTTTTGCGGAAGCGGGGTCAGGGTGCCTCTGTTTAAGTTGGAGGAGTATGTCTTTAATTTCATGACCATTATCTTGGAGTTCTCTCCAGAAATTGTAAAGTGGTTCATAGAGATCATTGACCCAAACTTCTAGACGAGGATATCTCTTGGTGATTTCCAAGGCAACACTGCCTCCACCTAGAAAAGGTTCACGATACTCTTTATAGTTTGAGAGATCAGGGATGTATTGAAAGAGTTTGCTGAGTGCTCTACTCTTCCCGCCTGGATATCTCAATGGTGTTTTCAGGGATTTGATAGTCTGGGGCATGATATTTAAGGTATTCAAAAAAGGTGAGTTTCATCTCCTTGAGCGTCATACCACAATGTGCGGCAGCCGCTGGTAAGTTCATTGTAGCATGAAACAAAGCATCATTTGCTTCTGCTACGTTTGTTGGCGTTGTCTTTACTCTTGATGTATGCCCACTGCCTAGCGGGTTCGCCTTCAAGTCTCTCATGCATTTCCTCCATGCTTTGTATTCTAGGATCTTTTTCAAGAAATTTCAATAGTGTCATGTTCTTTCAAATTGAATGTTGAATGAAACACTTACTCTAGTGTCATCACTCTCATTAGTTTTTACACCATGCTGCAACCAACTGGGGAATAGCAGTATGGTTCCAACTTCAGGAGTTACGTCAACTGATGTTGACAGATGTTCATAGATGAACGAGGAACTCATTTGTGTAATCGGGTTGCGAAAAAACAATTCAGATCCTTTATCAGGAACTTTGTAATAGTAAACACCAGAGATGTCACTAGATCCATGATCATGCACATGTGCATAGTTACCCTTCTCAAACTTAGAGAACCAACATGATTTAATTGTGTGCTCTAGGTCCAGAGAATAGAAGTTAGTTTGTTTAAATTGAATTGCCTCAAGATACATATCCAGATGCCTATCAATTTCTCTGGGGAAAAACTTCATGGTAGGATCTATAATACTACCACAAAAATCTCGTTCTGAAATATAATGAGTTGGACCCCATCCAGATTTCATGGAGAAGGTAGAGTTTGAGTATGCAGTATCAAGTTCTTCTTGTATCTTTGGTAGAAGAATTTGTTCTGTATCCGACTTCCATACAGGAACGTTGTAAAAATCTAAAATCATAAGAATGTACCTACAAGACAAACACGTCTACCCTTAGTAGGAGGTAACAAATAATGTTCTCCACTGAAGATTAATACATCATCTTCTTCTGGAACATAAGTTTTTCCATCACAAGAAATATACCCACCATTAGTTGGTGTAAGGTAGATAATAATATTCATGTGTGGTATCTCATCATGATCTAGATGAGGAACTGAAGGAAGACCTTTCTCTGTTGAATGAACTGCATTTGCTGCTGCCCTAAGAAAAAGTTTAGGAGCAATATCATTTGCTAAAAGAATATCTCTAAATGCCTGCAAACATTTTTCCAGAAGAGGAGAGTTTGGTGCAGAATATTTAAACATATTATTTCCTGGTGCAATTAGAAATGCATGTGAATATCCTGGAATGTTCTCATGTCCTTCCAATTCTTTTCCTGGCGTGGTTTCCTCAGCATAGTTCCATGGAAAATCTTTACTCAAGACTGTCTGCTTGAGACTTTGATAACTCATGGACATAGGATTAGAAACTTTCTTCAGCATACAAACTCCAACACTGATTGTGTTTCTTCTTTTAGAAAGAAGTTTGGATAGGTCTTGAAGATAATAGGATCGTATTCTTGGTATACCAATAGTTTGGAGAAATCAATCTCTGCTGGTTTTCTTTTCCAATTGGTACTATCCAATGAAGGATTTTTACATTGAATAAACTCTTGAGTTCCTTCACGAAGAGGGATCATTTCTACAGGAGTTTCCCAAATTAATTTACGGTATGGTGTCATCAGAACATGATAGAAAATATCATAATCTGCTGGACCCCTTTGCCTCTTTCCCTTCTGATTACTGTTAGTGGTTTTTCCACCACCTTGGAAGTTAAAATTATAACGAGGTCGAAAAACTTCGACCCCATTTCTAACCTTCATTCCATAGTCTAACTTAGTTTGATAGACTACTTTTTTAACTTGTATACTTTTCCATCCTTCTCCTGGTTTCTGCGCGAGAAGGTCTACCCCATCATCAACATGAGGTTCTGCAACATTAATTCCTTTTTGTAGGAAATACATTTTGACTAGATTTTCACATGCTGTGCCACCATAGTTGGTAGCACCAGTCTCCCTAGAAAGAGGTTTCATTTCCTCCTCCATCATAGGTGGCATCATTGGAACTAGTCTTACAGCATCTGGAGATCTACTCATTGCTTTACCTCCTTATCCGAGATAAAGTTTTTGATTTGAGTTGCTAGACTATGAATTTCAAAGTCTGATGGGAATACAGGTGGAGATGGTATCTCGACACCATCTGAAATTCCACAACGGACGTTTTCTAGAATTGTTTCGTAATTTCTGACTTCTGCTTCGTAACGGTCACGAAGACGTTGCTCTGCCTGCTGGTAAATTTCCCAGCGCAGCTCGTAAGGAGTTGACATAGTTATTTGTGTGTAAGTTGTCTGTGTGTTTGACTTGCTGTTGCAAGTCTAAGAGTATTTATACTACTTAAACTCACAACTCATCATGATTTCAGTGAGACATGCCAAGAGATTAACTTCCTGATCAGGAACAATTGTAATGTCTTTCATATACTTCGCAATGATTAGAACTGCTTCAGGAATAGAAGCAGGTTTAAGAACACCATAGATGCTGTCATAGATCTTACGCATTACCATCGTAGGATCATTATCCATGTGCTGCACAACCCAGTTTTTTACCGTGGTGAACTCTTTTCTTTTGAGAGACCCCAACAGATCGTCGAGATTAATATCAGCAACGTCAACGAGAATAGCGGAATTGACAGCACCTGTGGCAGCGTAACGCTGACACTCATTAATAAGCCTGCGCCAATCAGGATAATACCTCTTAACAAGTTTCGCCAGAACTTTGTCTTCAAACTGAACTTCTTCATGGGTTAGGATAGTTTTGAGACGGGTAAAGAATTGTCCTTGCAATGCCATTGCTTGCTCAGGTTTGATCCTGAAGTCAACAACCGTGCAACGTGAGTGCAGCGGTTCGATGATCTTGTTAATGAAGTTACAGGTGAAGATGAAACGACAGTTGCCATGGAACTCCTCCACAGCGGTCCTGAGAGACAGTTGCACGTCGTTAGTGGTGTTGTCTGCCTCGTCAATGATAACGACCTTGTGGGACGCTCCAGAGGTCAGAGAGATGGTAGTGGCAAACTGTCTTACACGATTGCGTACAGTGTCTAGGAAACGTCCTTCATCGGATCCATTGATCACGATGTAAGAAGCACCAATCTCCTCACACAACGCTTTAGCGATGGTGGTCTTACCCACACCTGCAGTGCCACTCAGCAGCAGGTTAGGCAGTTCGCCCTGATTGACAAAACCCTGAAACACTTCTTTGATAGTGTCTGGGAGAATACAATCTTCAACAATTTTGGGACGATACTTTTCGACCCACAAAAATTCTTTACTCATAATCAAATCCAATCAGGTTTACGCTCAGGAATACGACGGTAGTTGTCCTTGACCCAAGGTTTAGATGCGATGTAACGCTTGTAAGCGGTGAACGTATCTATTGTATCATCATACTTGAACTCGTCGGGCATAGCACGAGCAAAGTCCTTTGCATCTTTATAATCGTAGATGCTACCATCTATATCTTTGAGACGATCATGATAGATGGTCATTGCTTGACACATGGTCTGGAAGCATCCATGTTCTTTATTGAACCGTTTCTGATACTCCCACATAAGGTCAAAACCGTGATGGAGCATCCAAGCAAAGTTTGCTTTAGTAGACGCTGCCCACACGGTGCAAGGATGGTTCCTAAACCCACCAGTGGTGCGATAAGGAGTGCCATCTTTTTTATTGATTGTGCCCCAGTCCCAATGGTATTTGGAAAAAATTACAGATGCCATCTGGCAAGTTTCTAGAGGCATCTTGACAATATGTTTGTCAGGTAGATGCCTAGCAGATACGGTAGGGTCAGGGTCAGTAACAAATATATTCAAGGTTCAAGGGCAATATAATATGTAAGGTCAACGTCAGTGTTAGTCCATTCAGAGATTAGCGCCTTAGATACTTTGATACTGTAGTCGCCAGGTAGGACACGGATGTTGTCAATCTTGACATCCAGACTGTACGTGCCCGTCGAACAACCTGCAACGGTGATATCGTAAGTATTACTGGTATCATTTTCTTTGTCCCTTAGGATAAGTTTGATAGTATCTAGTCCTTCTTCGGACTGGAAGGTAAGGTCGGGAAGACCGTACACTGCAGATGCTTTCTGCAATGCAATTAGATCATCAGCACTCAGATTGAACTGAAGATCTGCACCAGGAAATTTTACATTTTTT